ACAACTGCTATTGGTGAATTTATAACTGGTGCGACTTCTGGTGCGACTGCTATTCTTATAACTGTTATTAAGTTTAGAGAAGGCGCTACGGACATTGCTGAACTTAGTCTTGATGAAAACTCCATCGTTGGAACTTTTGTTGAAGGTGAAACAATAACTTCAATCGACACTGCAAGAGATTTAGAGATTGCTGGTGTAGTAAAAGGTATTGTTACAGGACAGGATATTACCAATAGGGGTTCTTATTATAGTATAGGTGATACTGTAACTATTGGTGCTGGTGGTAATAATGCTGCGACTGCAAGGATTGAATCTATATCGCCAGGTTCAGTAAATGAAATTTTAATTGAGGATGGTGGTACAGGATATACCGTAGGTGATAATCTTGTATTCAATCTAACTGGAACAGAAGGCGCAAGTCTTACTGCAAAGGTTGCTGTAGTTGGTGGTGGACTTAGTTTAGAACCAGACACATCCCCAGACTCAATTGTTACTGAAGACAATCAGCATCTATTAACAATTCAAAATGATAATTTTGAAATGGAAGATAGTACATTAGGAAATTCTTATGTACTACTCGCAGATGGCGATAACATTGTATTAGAAGATAGCGGTTTACTATTAACTGAAAAGTCTGCATTAGAATATGCACTAGAAGAAGGTACTACACAAGACCTTACTGGTGATATCATTATGGAAGATGGTAAGCAACTTCTTAGAGAAGATGCAGATATTTTCTTTGCAACACTTGAACAAACTGTAGGTGAGTTGGACAATCTTGTACTAGAAGATGGTACTCAGATTATTCTGGAACCACAGACATTTGTAGACTTGGGAGTTTCATCTGAACGTGGACAAATCACGAAGGTTGATATTTCTAATAGTGGTAATGGATTCTTAAAGACTCCTACTGTTACAGTCTCTTCTTCAACTGGTTCGGGTGCAGAACTTTATGCATGTTCTACCGTAGCGCCTAAGATTGGTGCAGTCGGTGATGTTTCCATAACAAACTTTGGTTTGAATTATACTACAGTTCCTACAGCTCAATTCAATAGAAACTTTATCATTAAAGATTTCTCTGGAACATTCTCTGCCGGTGATACATTAACAAGTCACGTTGGTACAATTGTAAACTTTGATACGACTAGAAACTTATTAAAAGTAAATACTGCTGTAACCTTAGATGAAGGTGATGTTCTAACTACAATTACTGGCGCTACTTGTACTATCGTACAAAGTGATTTTGCAACTAGTGTGGTTGAGATTGGAACAGTTGGTACTACAGTTGGTGATTTCCAATCTGAAAGAGGTAAGGTATCTGTAGAGAGTATGAAGGTTCAAGATAGTTATTACTATCAAGATTACTCATACGTTGTTCGTGTTGGTGAGTCCATTAACCAATGGAGAGATTCGATTCGCCGTTCAGTTCACCCAGCTGGTTGGAACGTATTCGGTGAAGTATCTTTTGCATCTCAAGTATCTGCAACTATTCAAGTTCCTGCTGCTGGTGGAATTAGTGACTTTATTGGTGATGATACATTCTCTCCAGAACTTGCATCTACATTCACGAACTTGTTTACTACAATCTTCGGAAGACGTTTGGGTACTGTAACAAATGCATCATTAGTCTCTGCTCCTGTAACTGGATATGGAGAACTATCTGATTTACCAGACGGAAGAGATGTTACATTAACATCAGACGTTAAAGTTAGTATGAACATAGGAAGGGGCGCACATCTTACAGGCCCAACAATGGAGAATGTGGCACACTATGCATTCTCTGTAAACCCTACAAGTTCAAATGCAGTTATACCAAATCATCGTGATCCAAGTGGTAGAATTGCAACTGCTGGTTCAAATCAATCTCGTGATCAATACACTCTTGCACAGATTGGATACATAGGTATTCGTGAAATATGTCTTGCAGACGGAACAATTCCTGCTTCTGCATTCACTAAACGAATTAACTTTATGCCTCCATCTGAGATACAAATATATAGAGATGGATTGACAAATGCATTTGATAATGACTTTATCTCATTCGATGATGGTATTACTAGGTTTGATGAGAGTGGAAATACTAGGGATACTGAAGGTAGGTACGCAACTTCATTTGATGAGGATGGTACATCTTTCGACACAACAACAACTAAGTTTGACGTAGACTCAAACACTGGAACTGGCGCATTCGTATTGTTCTCTTCTTTAGGAAGTTCTTTTGACAATTCCTCAGAAACATTTGATGCCCAGTAGAATAAGACGTATAAATAACTATAGGAATTAATAGGAGAAACCCCAAATGGCATATCAAGCAATCGGGCGTGGGACTAGTGCGAATGACGGAACAGGTGATGACCTCCGTAGCGGAGCAGGAAAACTTAACGCCAACTTCGTAGAACTCTATACCAAATTCGGTAATGGTACTACTCTTTCATCTGACAGTTTTGTCACGCTAACTGGATCAGAGACATTAACTAACAAAACAATTACTGGTTCGTTGACAGGTAATGCATCCACAGCAACTGCTCTTGCAGCTGCAGTGAACATTGCTGGACAATCATTCGATGGTTCTGCTGCAATCACAATTGCAAGTACAGACTTGAGTGATGCTGCAAGTTTGGTAACTGCTGCTAGTACAACAACATTTACAAACAAAACTTTGACTGCACCAATTGTCGGTGGTGATATCACTACTGCATCTGGAAACCTTTCTGTTGATACTGCAACACAGATTATAGAAGTCAAGGGTGACGGTTCAGCAGTTGAAGGACAGATTTTACTTAACTGTCATGCAAACTCACATGGACAAACAATTAAACCACAACCCCACAGTGCTGCAGTGACAAACACAAGTCTACTCCCTGCTGGTGCAAGTTCTACATTGGTAAGTAAAGTATCTGCTGATATCCTTACCAACAAAACTCTTGCAGACTTAAAAACAAGTGTACAGACACTTTCTGGTGCTGGTGCAATTGATGTGGTAACTGGTGTAACAGAAGTTACAACAACTGCCGCAGACGCACTCACACTTGCTGATGGTGTAGTAGGACAAATCAAAATCATTGTGATGAAAGCTGATGGTGGTGATGGTACTATTACTCCAGCTACTTTTGCTGGTGGTACAACTATTACTATGAACGATGTTGGCGACAGTGTTATGCTTACTTACGCAACCACAATTGGTTGGGTAGTTATTGCAAACAATGGTTGCACAGTCGCTTAATAGAGGAAAATAATAAATGGCTATTGATAAAATTAAAAGTTCTGCATTAAATGACAGTCTAGATTTTGATACTAATACTTTAGTAGTAGATGGTGTTAATAATAGAGTTGGTATTGGCGGCGCTCCAGAAACAGATTTTCATATACACGGTGGTGATGAGTCGGCCGATGTTCTGAGACTTGATAGTACGTTGCAAAACCAAAGAACTAATCATGCGCCAGAATTTGCTATAAAAAGACTTCAAACCACCCCAGCAGACGGAGATTTTCTTGGCGCTTTAGAACTAAGTGGAAATAATTCAGCTGGCACCGCAGTTACATATGGTAGAATAGCTGGTGTTGCAAAAAATGTTACTGATGGTACTGAAGACGGTGAAATTCGCTTTGCTGCACAAGATAATAGTTCTGTAGAAACCAAATTCTTTATAAACAACAATGGAGTTGGAGTTAGTGTTTCCCCAGATGGTGTTACGAATGGAGTGTCAACTCAAGCGCCAGACCTTACTGTGCAGGGCGAAACTAAGATTACAAGAAATAACACATCTAATACTGACCTGTCGTATCCAGTTCTTACTTTAGAAAGTACATCAAATTCTAGCGCCGCTGGCCCAGATTTAAATATTATAAGAAATTCAACTAGTCCTGCTAATGCTGATGGACTAGGAAGAATTGGTTTCTTCGGTAAAAATTCTGCAGCTGAAACGGTAAAATATGCCTCTATTGATACCAAAATTAAGGATGTAACTGATGGAACTGAAAATAGTTTTATGAGTTTTAATGCTATACAAGGTGGTAACATGTACAGTTGGTTAGAATATGATGGAACCGTTAATGAAGTTGTAGTTAATCAGGGCGCTAATAACATAAACTTTAGAGTTGAGGCTCAATCTGGCCGTCCCAACCTTTTATTTTGTGATGCTGGAGAACAAAGAGTATTCATTAATAGTGACCTAAATGGTAATATTGCATCTAATACAGTGCTGTGTGTATCGGCGGGTGACCCTGATGTTCCAATGGAGATATATAGAGCCACAAATACTGCTACTGACAATATGTTTTTTCTATATTCTGATGTTGGTGGCACACAAACAAAAAGATTAGAAATGGAAGCTAATGGTGATATTCATAGTACTACAGGCACTTATGGAACATTTTCTGACCTTAGATTGAAACAAGACATAACTCCTGCTACTGAACAGTGGGAAGATATTAAGGCAATTCAATTCAAAAATTATAAATTAAAAACTGAAGTTGCTGATCCTGATACTGTCGCAACTACATACTTTGGAGTTATCGCTCAAGACCTTGAAGCTTCTGGTATGGGTGGACTTGTTTCAGAATCTAGAGATGATGAAACAGACGCAGAAAGTACAACAACAAAAAGTGTTAAAACTTCTGTTATGTTAATGAAAGCAGTTAAAGCACTTCAAGAGGCGATGACAAAAATCGAAACCCTTGAAACTAAAGTAGCGGCTCTAGAAAACGCATAAATAGTATTATAAGATTATAGGAAAAAACAATGGCAGCAATTATAACAGAACATTTCAGACAGCATAATGCAGAACAATTTTTTGAATCGTTCTCAGAAGCTGCGCCCACAACGTATTACCTTTTTATCGGTAAGAGCACTCCGTTTACAACAACGACTACTGGCGGGTCAGACAACTCTCCCCCAGTTCCAATTGATGATGTAGTAACAGAACATTACAAATGGGATTCTATGCTTGCTGCTAAACTAATCTCATCTTCTGATGTTTCATACGTTCTACCTAGAAGAAACTGGGCAAACAATACAATTTACGATATGTACGAACATGATATCAGTGCATCTAACACTACAACAAGTGGTGCAACAAACTTATATGCTGGTACATATTACTTTATGACTTCTGATTATAGAGTCTATAAAGTGCTTGACAATAACGGTGGAGTTGCGTATAGTGGTTCTGAACCTACGTCTGAAACTTCAACTCCTTTTGAGTTGGGTGGATACAGACTACAGTACATGTACAAGATTACAACTACTGAAGTTACAAAATACTTAACATCAGATTTTATTCCAGTGAGTACAGACGCAACAGTATCAGGTGACGCCGTAGATGGTGCATTAGATGTTGTAAGAACAACTGCTGGTTCTGGTTATACAGACGGAACTTATTATTCTCCAGTGGATGGAGATGGTGCAAATGGTATCGTAAAGATTGTAGTAGCTAGTGGTTCAATTGTTAAGCAGGGTTCTGCTGGTACAAACATGTACACAATCGGTTCTGGTTATACATTCGCAAATATTGATTTGACAAACGTGTATACTAATGTAGGACTAACTACTGCTGGAAATATCGGTAGTGGTACTGGTGGTTTAGTTCAACCTATCATTTCACCAAAGGGTGGACATGGTAAGGATGCAGTACATGAACTTGGTGGACACTTTGTGATGACTAATGTTAAATTAGAACAGAATGAAGGCGCAGACTTTACAGTTGCAAACGACTTCAGAGAAGTTGGTATTATTAAAAATCCATTTAACTTTGGTACGACAACTGTTGCAACATCTTCAACTGCAAGACAAACTTATACAGTAACACTGTCGGGTGCGCCTTCTGCTGCATATGAGATTGATGAAACTATTACACAATCAACTACTGGTGCAGTGGGTAGAGTTGTAGAATTTGATTCTGCCACGAATACTATATATTACCAACAAGAGAAGTATGCAAATTATGGACTCGCTGCAAATGGAAACGTAATTGCGTTTAGTGGTTCTAATGTTATTACAGGTTCAAATAGTAATGGTGTTGGTACTGCAAGTACATATGCGAATCCAGAACTACAACCAGACAGCGGGAAAGTTATCTATATCGAAAATAGACGCCCAATCTCTCGTGCATCTGACCAAACAGAAGATATTAAAATCGTAGTGGAATTCTAAACAATGGAAAATACAAATCTTAATGTAGCCCCGTATTATGATGATTTTGCAGAAGACAAAAACTTTCATAGG